TTGAACGTCAATGTCGGCGTTGAGGTAGTCCCCCGAGTTCAGCCGTTCATCGAAATAAAGATCCGCCTCAATTTCGCTGAGGAAGCTGTTGTAGCCTGCGGCCGGAAAAACGATCAGCGCCATGACATCTCCTTCGCTAAGAGTGGGGGGAGCTCCGAGCTCCCCCCTGGAGGAAGGCAACGACTGCCGTCGCCGGCGGCTTGAAGGGAAAACTTCATCTACTTCGCGAGGCGCGCCGAGAAGTTGATCCCGGTTGCGATCGTGCCGCTGACATCGCAGTACGCGCGCACGTAGCGGTAGGTCGTGCCGTTTCGCTCGGTACGGAAGGGGATGACGTACCGCCCCACGGTGGAAGCGATATCCCCGCCGATGACTGCGGCCGCGCCCAGCTCCAGGATCGCCAGGTCTTCGAAGGTGTCTGCGAAGCTGGCCTTGCTTGACCCCTGCAAGGAGATTTTGTATTTCTCGTCGCCGCTCGCAATCTCGATTGCGGTCACGTCCACGACCAGGTGCCCCTCGACGAGGCCGGCGCCGAGGTCCGCGATCGCGGCCGCGCCGCCCACCGTCCCGGCAGCGTCAGACGCAACCAGCCCGGCGTCTTTCAGAATCAGCTTATTGTCGATCATGGTTCACGTTCCTTTCTTCACTTTGAACGGGAGAAGCGATCAGCGATCAATTCCACCCGGTGAAGTAAATGGTGTAGTTGAAAGCCGCCGAGGGCTGAAACTTCAGCGCCGTGTAGGCGCCCTCGATGACCAGGAGGATGCTCTTGCCGTCGTTTCGATAGGTAGGCATTTCGCCCTCCGAGGCTATGCGTTCTTGATTCCGCGCAGCCGGGCCGCAGCTTTCGGGTGGAAGATGCCCATGCCAGTGATCCATTCGATCAAAGTTTGATAAAAAATTCCGGAAAGCCCGAGGTCGATCACGTCCATCATTCCCGCCTGCAGGCCGGAAACATACTCGGCCGCGCCGAACTTCACCGCGTAGATCGAGGAGCTGGCCGCGGTTCCGCCCCCGGGGTTCGCCTCGGTGAAGGGCAGGATCTCGGCGCCGTCCTTGTCCTGTTCGATAACAGCGATCGGCACGCCGGCGTAGGAGGCGAGCTGGCGGCCGAAGGAATCGGTGACCATCTCCATCGCCTGGCCGGCGGCGCGCACCAACTTTGAAACCTTCCGCCGCAGTGTCTTGTTCATGAACAGCGCATCCGCCCCGCCCTGCACGGCGTCGAGCAGCAGGTCGAGGCCATCCAGGGTCAGCGCATCGCCGCCGGAGGTCGAGCCCATGTTGATGACCTGGGTTCCGGTGCAGCGGGCTTCGAGTCCGTCGAACTCGTTGGGATTGCCGGCATTGGCGCCCTTGAAGAAAGCGCGGGTGTACTCCAGCGCCGCAGCCTTCGCCTTCATGGCGTCGTAGGTCGCCCGCAGGGAGTTCACGTCCCCCTGGGTCTTGACCAGGGCCCGGTCTACCTGGGAGATCCCGCCGAGCACAAAAAGCGGCTCGACTTGCGGGTTCACGATGCCGGTTGACTCCGTGTAGGATTCGTTGATTCCTCGGAAGGCGATTCCGGGCAGCGTCTTCTCCTGGTTGTACTTGTAGGCCTGGCCGTTGACGTTGAAAAAGGGCAGCCGCTCCAGAACCGGAGAGGTCCGCGGGAAAATCTCGATGACTCCGCGCGCAAGCGGGTCTTGAACAAGCTTCGCAGCTTCGAGTAGGGTCAGCATTTTCTTTTCTTCCTTTCCGAAAGTCTACTTCTATTTGGATTTATAACCCTGCGCCATGATAGCCTGCGGCGGCATGCCTTCAAAATTTTTCAGGTTCGAGGCCCCCGGCCTCTTGGAATCGGGTCCGGATTCGCCGGCAGGCTTGGTGAAGATCCCCTTCTTCTGCGCCTCGCGAATCCATTTGATCTGCTCGGCCGGGGCGATGTTGGGAACGAGATCCCGCATCTCCTCGGGGATGTCCTCCCTCAAGCCTGCGACGACCTCGGAAAGCGCGGCCTCGGCGGCTTTCTTCTTCTCGGCGAGCTCGGCGAGCTGGGCCTTTATCGCCTGCGGCGCCTCGGCGGAGGTGGAAGCGGAGGCGCCAGCCGCCGGCGGCTCGATGTCAAGGTGGAACTTCCCATCCTCTTTTTTCACATAGAGTCCGGCAACCGCCGCATCCAGCCCTTCGATCGCGTCAAGAATTGCTTTGAGTGCCATTGATAATGCCTCCTCCATTCGCTGCTGCTGCTGCATTTTTATTTCTTCCGAACTTCAAATTTTCTTCTCTGACCTTCAAAAGAAAAGCCTCGGCCTCCGCCCGGGTTTTGAGGTCCGGGTTGCGCTCCATCGCCACGTCAACCGACGAGATCACACCGAGGCCGGTCAGGATTTGCCATGTCTCGGCTTGATCCTTCGCGCTGATCACAGGCTTGGGATCGTAGAAATCGACCCGCAGCCGGGCAGAGGGAGAGAGGCGGCGGGCGGGGTTGTGCGCGTTCCACACCGTCCGGAACACCTCAAAAAGGTTCAACTCGTAGCGGCGGAAAAGGGTGATGTCGTCGCGCCGCTGCTCTTCGAGCTCGCGCGTGCCGGCCACCTTCGCCGATCCGGACTCCCGGTGCACCTTCGTTGAAAGGCTCGTACCGGAGAGCCCGTGCGATATTCCTACCTGCTCGATGAGGAACTGGATCGCCGAGACGATTTCCCGGATCGGCGCCTTCTGCGACTCGAAACCGAGGGCGCCGTTTTCGGGGAGCTCGACCAAGGTTCCCGGATCAACGGTGATCTGGCCGCCGGACTGCTTGCCCTTCCGAATCCAGCCGACCCCGAAGCCCTGCTGCCGGATGACGTAGAGAAGATCCGTGAGCTTTTCATTCAAGGCCTCCTGTGCGTTTACGAGATCCGCGCCGCCCCGCAGCCAGAACGACTCCGTAGGACAGCCGTCCCACAAGGGCACGAACGGCAGCAGGCGGTACGGGTTGGCGTCCTGCGCGATCACGCTGCCGTTGTAGTCGAGTCGGCTTACCGTTTCCGGCGTCCAGAGCGAATACTCGACCTCATCAGAGCGCCCGGTCTCCGGATTGTGCGTGATCAGTACCCGCCGCAGATCCTCGGGCGTGTCGCCGGTCAGAACGTCGAGGACGTCGCCGGTCAGGATATCGAGATCCATCCGGCCACGGCGCCAGGCAGGGCGGAGGAGTACGGTCTTCAAAAGCTTGGTGTAGCGGCTGGCCGTCTTCATCTTGACGGACAAACCTGCCGTCTCCGCGATCTGCGCCAGGATTTCCCGGTCCTGCTCGGTGCCGCCCTCGATCTCCCGGTGCGCGTCGCTGACGTAGACGGCCGCCTTGGCGTTGATGACCTTGCGCAGCAGGTTAATCGCGTAGCAGAGGGAGAGCTTCTCCGGCTCGGAAAAAATTTCCTGCAGCCGCGCAAAAAGATGGTTCGCCTGCTCGTCGTGGTAAAAATCAAGCCGTCGGCGCGCCTCCGCCTTCCGCGCCTGCGAAACCGCGAGGTCGAGATCAAGACTCAGCCGCTGAAAAAGCGCCGGCAACGCTGACCGCCAAAGCATCGAACTCACCTATAAATAGGATAGATAATTTATATGATATATCGAATGACAAATCTGTCAATATAAATTACAAAACAAACAAAATTGTATCGTTATTGAAAGCCCCGCCGGGCAGGGGAAGGGGGAAGGAGGCGGCGGAAAGTTTTCTTGACTCGACTCAAAACGGCGTTTCAATTGTATATGTAGCAAGAGAAAGTTGGGACTAAAACGATTTTAAATCGTTTATAGCAATAAGCGGTTGAATTTTCGGTTTTTGGTCTGTTTTTTCCGCTTAAAGATTTTTGAGACAAAAACGATTTTAAAACGTTTAACATACCAAGAGGGGTAACTTCTTTTGTTGGTGTTCAGCCGATAGCGTGCTTTCACCTCGTGCCGGTGGGGGGGCTATCATCCTCCGACAGCTCGACCCGCCAAAATGAGAACCCAAAACCCACGATTGGAGATTGCCATGACTGACAAAATCAAACCCGAAACCCTGATCGACGCCGCGGACTTCTTCCAGAACAAGACCTGGGCCAACCAGGGACGCGCCGCCCTCGCCGCGCTCAAGAACCTCGACCCCGAGATGGCCCGGCGCATCGTGACCTACATCCTGACCCTGACCATCGCCGAATGCCGGGCCGGCCTGGGGCTTTCCGACGAGATCGACTACGACTACGACCTGCCCATCTATCGGGCCGTCAACGAGGTCTACGCCGAGTATTACAACGGCTGCTACTTCTGCAACAAAGAGATCGACGCGAACGAGGTGGAGTTCAACCGGGAAACAAAGGTCTGCGCCATCTGCAAACTGAAGCTCGCCAACCTCGTTCAGGCGCTCGGGATTCCGCCCGGGCGATTGATTGCCGGGGTCGGCGTGCGGAAGGTGCAGAAGACGCGATTCAAACTGAAGGAATAATACGCCATGAAGACATTTCTCTTGACCGGCTAAAAATCAGATCTCAGACCGCCTGACAAATCACCGGCCCGACCACCCGCACATACGTCTGAAAGAAATCCGGCAGCCCGAGCTCCGACTCCATTGCAAACTTCCGATACTCATGCCACTGCCCGGCAACCTCGGCATAGGCCGCGCACCGCACCTTGCAGGCCAGTTCAAGCCGCCCGCCCAACAGGAAGCACACCCCCCGCCGCGCGCCCGAACGGTTGACGCACCGGATCCCATCGATCTCATAAGAGTTCAACACCTCTTTGCGCAGGCTGAAAACCGCCCAGTTCAGCGCGTAAACGTGGTCGTCGTGCACCGCCGCCGTCA